GATTTCCCAATGGTCTTCTTCTAATTTAATACCATCTTCTTTTGCCATAACTTCAGCAATATCTTTTTCCCATTGACTTAAATCAGAAAGATAACCTTCTTCATCTACTTCTATTTGTTTACCATTTACTTCTATCATAACTATTTCCTAAATTTTTTTCCAAGATTCATCAAACATACACATTCTAGTACTTGTTTTATCTGCAGGTATTTTTTCTCTACCCTTTTCAACTATTTTATGAACTTCATACAAAAATTGAGTATCTAATAACTGCACTACTTTACCTGTGGCAACTCTATCAAAATAAGGTTCAGAATGTTCAATCGTATCACCTACTTCTGGTTTCGCCATCTATATCACCTTTATGTTTAACATAACCTTTTTTAGATTCTTTTTTTCTGTCAACTTCTACTGTTGCTCTACAAAATCTTTTTAAATATTTTTGTACGAAATTTCTTGTTTTTATATTTTGTGTCATAATATTCACCCTATCCTATAAAAGTAGGGATTAACTAATCCATGAGTTAATCCCCTGTGTACAATCTATTAAAAACTAATATATTGATTATATCACAATACTATTTATACTATGGTGTCTTTTAAATTATACTTCTTAACCACTTTTTCCTTTTGAATATCCTTTGAAGACCTTCTTGAAAATCTGTCTGCAAGGGGTGTATTCGGATTTTTGTCTGCAATTTTCTGTAAAGTTTCTTTCATTCCACCATCCATTTTTTTAACAATATGGTCACCTACAAAATTAGGTGCCGTTAGTACAGATGATATATTTGGATTATCTTTTAGATAAGGTTCTTTCTCAGCAATCTTCATTACTTTATCGAACACTTCACCTGTGTCTTTGTTTTTAAATGTATATGTTGGCATTTACTTTGGAAACTCCACTTCTGATATATCAGGTTCTAAATCATCTATAGCTGCATGTAATTCTTCAACTTCATTTGCATTTGTATCACATGCATATTCTAGTGATATAATTTTCTTTTCTAAATCACTAATTGTTGCTTCTAAATTTTTAACTATGAGTTTTAAACCTTCAACATCTTCTGTTAAGTCTTTACTGTTAAATATTTCCATACCATTCTGGCCTCGTTCTATTTTTCCAATTCGCAAATCCTTTCTTTTCATTTATATAATAATTTTTATATGCTTGAATAGGATTGCCTATCACCTTACAATAATCAGGCATTGCTTGAGGTAACTCTGTTAGTCCAATGTCTTTAATATTGTTTGGTGTCCTAAGTAGACTAATAGATGGTTTCGATGCACCATGTATTTTTCCATATCTATATGTATACTCTGCTAGACAAGCCATGTAAATCTGGTACATCAAACGATAATTTGATTTACTTTCACGCACCCACACATTACAAGGATGATTCACATGACTTGCTTTGTACAATATACTTTCCCTTTCATCAGGTAGTTTCCACCTTTTGATTCTATGATTGTTTTTTGTTCTATCTTCATACAATTCACCATCTAGGTATCTATGTGCCGTAGATAGTAATTGTGCATATTCTGTTGCCATCTTTACAACATGTTTATCTACATGCCATTTGATGTTTTGTATTGGGTCTTCATGTAGATAGAATATATTCATTCATCAACTCCTTTACTTTTACTAAATTCTTATACTTTAATATACTCTCACTCATACTGTCAATAGCCCCCTTAATCAGTCCAAAATCAGTCTTTAAGACCTCTTTTAGAGGGTAGATATCAACATGTATTAAGAAGACTGCTGTGCTGCCCTGTGTGACTGTTGCAGTCCTTTCATGTTCTACTCTAAATGTCAAATCATCTAATGAATCAAACTCTGGTTTCTCATATATTGGATGATTACTGTATCCATTTAATGATGATATACCCCAAGTATATCTATGAAATGATTGTCCACTTGTCATGGCTCTCATGATGCCATCAGATGCACGAAGTAATGCTTCATTGTCTGCAATGGGTTCATGTAATTCTGCCAAAGTTTTACCTTCCTTTTCTCCTGCATTCCATGATGACGGAAATGCCACAAAACATGCTTCAAGTTTGCCATTATGCATGATAACTACATCATCTTCAATCGCCAAACCTAAATCTTTTATACTATTACATTCTGTAAATAATTGATAATCATCAGGTTGATTAAACAATGATAATTTTGCTGCTGTTCTTTCAGCAAGTTTTTCTTTCTTTGCAACATCTGTTTCAAACCAAATGTCTGGGCCTAAATTATCTAATTCTATTTTTCTCTGTGCTTGAATTTCTACATCAGTTTCATTTGCATTGAACTTAGGGTTTTCACATGGATTGAAAACTGGTTTCATGTCAAAGGGATTTCTGATTACATGTTCAAACATCTTTATTAAATTTTTTTTCTTCTTGCTCTCTCTTTCTTTCCATTCTTAATAAATCAATTAACACTAATATGGTTGATAGTATTACAATAACATATATTATCATGTCTGATATGTGGATATTCATTATATTTCTTTTATTTCTTGAACAACGCATTTTGGTATGATTGTAGAATTACCACATTCATCAATGCTGCCATCTTCCTTGAAATTAAAATCTGAAACAAGTCTAATCATGTCTTCATCATCACTAATTAAAAAACCTGTACTTAGACATCTAGGTAAGGTGTCTTCTTTTACATCCTCAACACTTCTCCATGAACTATCTGATTGAATATCAATCCAATATACATGGACAAATTTGTAGGGTATTTTTTTAATTGCTCTACTCATAATAAATAACCTCTGGTGTTCATACCGACCCTATGATGAGGTCGAGAGAGAGTGGGTCGATATGAACGGGAACTTTTTGTACCTCATCTTCTAATAACCATTGTATCACATACAACAAGACTTGTCAAGTGTTTTATATACCTGAAGCACTACCTGGTGCTTGTGGGTATTTTGGTGCTTCTTCTTGCATGAAATTTTCATCCCATTTAAAAGCCTCTCTTACTACATCTTTCGATAAACCTTTATATACTTGATGTAATCTTTTATCTTTTGCTGCACACAATAATTCTGCTTCACTTTCATGAAGACCTTCACACATTTGAATAAACATGTTTTCTTTTTGTGCCTGTGATGTGTCATTGTCTGCACCTTTAATAAAGTGCCATAACTTTCTTGCTTCACTTTGAAGAACAGTATGTTCTGTTCCCATAGGTGCATCATTTTTTGTATATGGTACTTCACCTGTTGGTATCACCCATTCTTTAGTAGGGTCAAAAGATGCTTTTAATAACATTCTTAATGAACTTGAATCATTCACTATTAGTATTGCTACCTTCTCTGATTTTGTTTTCGCCTTGTGTACTTTGTCAAGTATTTCTGAAAACAATAATGTAATGCCGTTTGCCATTTTAAAATTCTCCAATTTGTTCAGTTAAACTTTTCAGTCTTTTATCTATAAAATAATTTAATAGTTTACTTCTGTCACCACAAGTAGCACTCTTAAAATCATCTAAGATATTGCCTTCTAATTTCTCTGGTATATTATCCAAATTAATTAGTTTGTCATTCCTTTGATAATTTCTTTTCACTTCATCATTTAAATCATCAATGTCTTGAGCCAATATACTTTTCATCTTTTTAGATGTTAAAGGTCTTTGCCTTAAATCATCTGTAAAAGTATGGTCGGGTGATAGTACATTTGGAATACCATCTGACTTGTCACCTTTTAGTATATGTTCTTTTATATATACAACCGCGTCAACGCCATTTACATGTTTTTTAGTAATCGGACTGTATTGTCTTACATTGTCATATTTTTGTAATTGTATAAAGTCTTTATCACCTGATACAATCATGATTTTTTCACTTTGATAATGTTTACATAGTGTTGCAATTACATCATCTGCTTCTGCCCCATAAGTTTCTACAACTTTGTAGGGTAGAAATTCTTTTATCTCATCTTTAATCTGATTCAGAACTCCAAAAATACTATCCCAATCTTTGCCATCTGATTCTCTACCTTTTCTACGACTATGTTTATATTGTGGAAATACTTCTCTACGCCAATATGCTCTTGAATCGTAAGTAAGAACTATTTCACCATAGTCTTCGTTAAACATTGTTCTATACATTCGTACAGAATTTAATATCATATGTCTGACCATTTCATCATCTAATTCACCTTTATTCATGTGCAAATGCATCATTAAAGATGCTAAAGAGATTTGATTCATGTCAACTAATATCATATTAAATTCCGTTTAGAAAGGGTGACCCGAAAGTCACCCCACTAATTCTTAAATAATTAAGAAGCGTATCCTACGCCAGTACCATAAAGTGCTTTGATTCCAGCAGCCACGATAGTTTTATCTGCAGCTCCATTCATCAATACTGCACCTACACCTGCATTAATAATTGCTTGTGTTGGTTCACCCATACGATATGAAGTACCATCAACAGTTTTGTTGATATAAATCATATGACCTTGACTTCTTAATTTATCCACCATTGCTTGTGGTGAAGTTAGGTCAAAGGTGTTTCTTAATTGTGTCCAAGTAAGTGTTTTACCTGATTCAAATGCGTTAATAACGCGTTGTGTTTTTGATAGTTTCTTTCTACCCATGTTATAATCTCCTATGATTATTGTTGTTTATAACTAATTTTATGCCTCGTATAGTCATATCGGCAACTACATTATTGTAATTCGTTTTAATATCCCCACCTTCTCTTTCTTCTACTTGAAATTTGTTCTCTTAACTTTCTATACATTTCATAGTAGTCTTCTTGCCATTGAAACCTTTCAATTTCTTCTGGTGTCATTGGGTCTGAATATGGTTCTCTTTCTTCAATATTCATTTATACACCTCTCTGTTCAAATTGGTCATCAACCCAATTTAGTAATTCTTGACCTTGCAGTCCTAGTTCTTGACCTTCTTCATATAAGTTTTCCATTACATAATCGCAATAATCTTCACCGTTAATCATCATTTTTCTCCGTATCATCTTTGTCTTTTTTCCAATTAGATAAATCTTTTACATCATTATCAAATTCTGTATCTGGTTCAAAAAGAATCTCTGTTTCTGATTCATCTTTAATATCATCTGCCATACCAACTAATTCATTTAAAAGATTTGCATCGAATCTTGAATAATATGCATTCATGCCATCTTGATTTTTATTAGGTTCTGGTGACATTATATTATCTAATAATCCTTGAATAATATGTGGCACTTTTTCTTGTCTTGATATAACACCTTTAATTACTTCTGATAAAAATCCAATATCTAAAATAAATCTTTCATCTGAAATGTTATAATTATTTTCACTTAACGTATGAATTAATTGTACCATTAATTTTTCAGTTAAAATTTCAATTCTATCAAATTTTTCTTGTACTTTTTTTGAAGTATTATTTTTATCTAATGCTTTATTATATTTTTCCTTAATCCACTCACCATTATTCTCAATTGGTGTGTCACCCCAAGGGCCTACAACTACATTTGTTTCATCATCTTTTTTATCTGTCATGATATAATCTTTTTCTCAACTGGTATAACTGCACCTATATATTGTAAATAATTATCTCTAATATCTGCTTTAGGTTTATTGACTGTTATTATATTTTCTTCTTTAATATCAAACTCATCATTTTCTGCAAATGGTATGAAAGGTGAAAAGTATAATTTAC